ACATCATCGACGCAGTGGCCGCGAATCTCGCGCAGCCGCGGCGTGCCCGCACCGACGCCGGCGAGGTGGAGCAGCACGAGCTCGACCGCCAGGTGGAGGCCGCCAAGTTCGTGGCCAACGCCCGAGCCGCCGCCAACCCATTCGCGGCGCTGCGGATGGCGCAGATCGAGTACCCCGGGGCCGGAGGCTGAAGCATGGGGGTGCTTGCTGGTCTGTTTGGCGGGCCGTCGCGGGCTTCGCTCGCGCAGACGGTCGCGGAGCAGCGGGCCGCAATCAGCAAGCTCGTGCGAGCCCGGTTTGACGCCGCCGAGACGACGCCGCAAAACAAGGGCCACTGGGCGATGGCCGACGCTCTGTCGGCCGACGCCGCCCTGTCTCCGTGGAAGCGTCGCACGCTTCGCAATCGAGCCCGGTACGAGGCCGCCAACAACGGCTACCTCGCGGGGATGGTGAACACGCTGGCCACCGACGCCATCGGCACCGGCCCCACGCTCTTGCTCGACTGCGGCCCGGACGCCAGCCAAGAGGCCGTCGCCCGCATCGAGGACAACGTATACGAGTGGCACCAACGGATCGACCTCGCCCGCAAGCTCCGCATCATGCGGATCGGCAAGGCGATAGACGGCGACGTGTTTGCTCTCGCGACGACCAACCGCAAGCTCCGTGGCGTGCAGCTCGACATCCGGCATGTCGAGGCCGAGATGGTGGCCGATCCGGCCGCACGCTGGGAGGTAGAGGGCTCGGTCGATGGAATTCGATTCGACGCCGACGGCAACCCGTCGTCTTACTACGTCTTGAAGCACCACCCAGGCAGCACGCACTACGGCGTCACGCTCGAAGGCCGCTGGGTGAACGCCGGCAACGTCCTGCACTACTACCACGCGACGCGGGCCGGCCAGCATCGCGGCATGGGTGAGGTAGTGCCGGCCCTCGAACTGTTCGCGATGCTGCGGCGGTATCAGTACGCGGTCGTGACCGCGGCCGAGACTGCCGCCGACCTCGCCGTGATCCTGAAGACAACCATGCCGGCCGCCGGTTCGGCCACCGGCATCCCGGCCTGGGACACGATGCCGATCGTCCGCGGGATGGCGATGGCTCCGCCGGAAGGCTGGGAGCCCTACCAGCTGAAGGCCGAACAGCCGACGAGCACGTTCGACGCCTTCGAGCGTCGGATTCTCATGCAGATCGCGAGGTCGCTCAACATGCCCTACATCGTCGCCGTGATGGACGCGACGGGGGCCAACTACTCGACGATGCGTGGCGACTACCTCGTTTATCGCAAGCATTTGGCCGCGGAGCGGGCGGAGGTCGAGCGCGTCGTGCTTGATCCGCTGCTCGAGCGATGGATCGAGGAAGCGACGTTCCTGGAGGGCATGATCCCCGACGGCCTGCCGCCCCGCGATCAGTGGACGTGGCGGTGGCGGTGGGACGGGTTCGAGCACATCGACCCCATGAAGGAGGCGCAGGCCGAGAGCGTCGGACTTGCGGCCAAGACCGTCAGCCGCGCGGAGGCATGTGCCCGTCGCGGGAAGGATTGGCGGCAAGTGTTCCGCCAGATCGCCGCGGAGCGGGCCTACGCGGCCGAACTCGGCATCGACCTGTCGGAGCAGGCGGCCAACTCGCCGGCAGGTGACGCACAACAGCAGGAGCAAAACGCATGAGCCAACGAATCAAGATCGGCGGCGAAGCCACGCTCATCGAGGCTCCTGTCCTCGCGGACGGCAAGAGCGGCGGCAACCCGAAGTTTTCGCTCGTTGGCTACACCGGCCGGGCCATCAGGCAGGCGTGGAGTCGCAATCCGCTCGTCGTGGACCTAGCCGGCATGGACACGACCAGCCAACCGATCGCGGTCATGCTTGGCCACACCTACGACATCGACCACGCCGTCGGCCAGGCGAGCGATGTCGTGAACAGCGGCACCGACCTCACGGTGGCGACCGAAGTGATCGGTGAGAGCCCCGAGGTGGAGAAGGCCGTGACACTCGCCCGCAAGGGCTGGAAGTTCCAGGCGTCGATCGGGGCCGATGTCGGCCGGATCGAAAACATCGCCGCCGGCGAGGCCGTCGAGGTGAACGGCCGTCAGTTCTCGGGCCCGATCAGCGTGGTGCGTGCGAGCACGCTCCGCGAGGTGTCGATCGTTCTTTTCGGAGCAGACGCCGCTACGTCTGCCGCGATCGCTGCGGAAGCGAGTTCAGGAGAGTTCCCTATGGCGCACGACGCCAACCAGACGCCCGCTGAGCCGATCAAGGCCCAGGCGGAAGACGCGGCGAAGGTCGCCGCGGGGACCGAGTCCACCGCTCCCGTGAAGCTGCCCGGCGTGACCGCCGGAACCGGCGGCGACGGTGCCCAGCTCGTTGATGCCGACTCGATCGCCGCGAAGGTGCTCGAGCGGATCAAGGCTGAGAACCTCGCCGCGATCCGTGCCGACCGTCCGACGGCCCCCGCCGTCCACGTGGTCGCCAAGGTGGAGGATTCTGAGGAGGTCGTTCAGGCCGCCCTCTGCCTCGCCGGCGGCCTGGCGGGCGTCGAGAAGCGGTTCGGCGAGCGGACGATCGAGGCCGCTGAGAAGCGGCGGAACATCGGCCTTCAGGAGGTGCTCCTGCGGGCGGCCAAGGCCAACGGCTACGACGCGGACACCTACAAGGTGACCGACGGCAACTGCCGTGGCGTCATCAAGGCGGCATTCGCCACGCATTCGATCTCGAATGTGCTGTCGGCCACCTACGGCAAGTTCCTCCTTGACGGCTTCACCGCCGTGGAGCAGGTCTGGCCGATGATCGCCAGCGTCAGGTCGGTGTCGGACTACAAGACCGTCACTGGTATCCGGGTGAACGGCGGCTTCGAGTTCGAGCAGGTGGGCAACGGAGGCGAACTGAAGTCGGCAGAGGCCGGCGACCAGACCCGCTCGATCGCGGCTCGCCTGTTCGGCCGGATCTCGTCCATCACCATGATGGACATCGTGAACGACGACCTCGGCGCTCTGACCGTGGTTCCGCAGCGGCTCGGCCGCGGTGCGGCGACCAGGCTCAATAAGAGCTTCTGGTCGGAGTTCGAGGCAAGCAACGCGAGCTACTACGCCGGGGCTTCGGCCGCGGCCGGTAACGCGCTGCAAATCTCCAGCCTGCGGACGGCCACCTCGGCCTACCGCAAGCTGAACGATCCGGACGGCAACCCGCTGGCGGTCACGCCCGCAATGCTGCTCGTTCCGCCGGAGCTCGAGATTTCGGCGGCCGAGCTGATGAGCGGTTCGCTGCTCATCACGGGCGAAAATGCCACCCGCACGAACGTGAACGTGCTGGCTGGCCGTTACCGCGTGGTTTCCAGTGCCTACCTGTCGAACGCTTCGACGTGGTGGCTGGTTGCCAACCCCGGCGAGCTTCCAGCGATGGAGGTGTGCTTCCTCAACGGGCAGCGGCAGCCGGTGGTGCAGCAGGCGGAGGCCGACTTCGACACTCTGGGCATCCAGGTGCGGGGTCACTTCTCCTTCGGCGTGGCCAAGGCCGAGCCGCAGGGTTGCTACCGCATGGCGACCGCCTGAGCGTGATGTCCTGACGTTCCCGGCGGCGGGAGCCCAAGCCCGCCGCCGGGGTTCCGATTTTCCGGTTCCAAGCATTCCAGAAAGAGGTGATCCAAATGGCTCGTTTCGTTCAGAAGGGGGAGTCGATCGACCACACCCCCGTTTCGGCTCTCGCGGCCGGTGCGATCGTCGCACTTGGCTCCGTGGGTGTCGGCATCGCCCAGACGGCGATTGCTGCCAACACGCTTGGTTCGTTGATCGTCGATGGCGTGATCGAGCACCCGAAGACGGCGGCCCAGGCCGTGACGCTGGGGCAGAAGGTGTATTTCGACTCGGCCAACAACCTGTTGACCACGACGGTCGGCACGAACGTCCTCGTCGGCTACGCGGTCGCCGCGGCCGGTGCGAGCGATCCCGTCGTGCGAGTGAAGTTGATGAAGGTGTGATTGTGTCGCGCGCAAGGGGCCAGGGGGACGGGCAGCGTAATCCGCAGCCCGCCCCCGGCCCCGGGTGGGCCTGGAGATTTCCGTGCAGGACATGCTCAAAAAGGCCGAGGCGTGGTTCGAAGGACAGCGGCGAGAGCACTTGTCTGTCAACGTCGAATACCGCCCGAAGGTCGGCCTTCCGAGAGCCTGCCGGGCAACGCTGGTTG